CTAGTCCTAAATTCCACAAAAAAAAAATTGAACTTAGCACCGCATCCATTGGCATATCTAGAACATCTTTGTATCCTTCCACTTCATATTGTTTAATAGAATACTTGTTTTTTAATTTGTGTTCAATTGGCCTGTATAATACATTCATCGTTCTTTCCATATTATCCCAGTCTCCTATATATGTGTCTAGGTCAATATATTCTCCTAGAGATAAATCATCAAGAGAAGGGTGAAAACCATATTCAATATCTTTAATTTTAAACCTTTCAACTAACTTTGGTTTGCCATCAAACATCTTTGTTAGCAAAGAGCCTATTTCGTTTGTGTCATTGTACTTTAATTGCATAACACTATTCAAAGGAATATCACAAAATATCTCAATCATCTTAGCCTGAAGAAAATTCTCATCATCATTGTTTTCTTGTATTTTAAGAAACTTCTTGTATTGAGATAGCTTAATGTCCCCTAGTGATGTTGGTATGTTGACTTTAATCTTCATATATATATAACGTAATTTTTAGACTTATTTTCTTTGAACTAATTTAATAAAAAAGGGCGGACATTTCTGCCCACCCAAATCGCCTAACCAAAAGCAACTAAACTATAATTTGTTTCTCTTATTTAATTCTTCAATATAGATTTGGTTTTCCAGTTCCATCTCTAAATGGTGTATGGCTTTAGCTATGTCCTGAGTAATTGGATTGTCAGGTTTCTTACCAGCTCTCATAATATAGGTGAGTGCAGTTCCTAAGTTGTAGTTGTCATCTTGAAAGTCCCATACTACGTTCTTAGCTTCTATCTTCATATACTTGCCTAGATAATACTTTGGTGACTTTTTCATCTGTCAGAAGCTTCTTGACAAGCACTAGAGCAAACACCCCATTCTTGTTCTATTCGTGTTCCGCATTCTGAACATTCCCCTTCATAATCTACTAGGTAAGGATTGCCTTCGTCTATATAGCTCATACTTGATAAGTGTTAAATATTTCTTGAATCTCTTTAATTTTTAACTTGGTTAAGTTAGTCATATATTTTGCATCTGAGACAGCCATTCTACCATCTTGTTCTTCTACTCGCAATTTAGCAACATAAGTTGTTATCTCCCAAAAAGCTTCAATGACCGCTGTCAGTTCTTTGTTGTTTGGTTTGGCTTTGCTCCACTTGTCTAATAACTCAAGAATCATCTTGGTATTACTGTTGTATAATAAATCATCTGTGTCTTTCATATTTCAAATATAAAAAAATTAAGACCTAATTATGTCTAGGTCTAATTCTCTTGCTACATAATTGATATGTTTGGAAGTGGTAACTGACCACCAACCCAATACGATTAGTTTGTCATTTACTATAGTTGCTACGTTTGTATTATAGCTATATACATTGTTTCCTTGTATATGTAGGTTCTGTTTGTATTTGTCTAAGTGTATCATAAGTTAAAAAGGTATTTAAGCAAGGCTGTCCCTGCAAATGGAAATAAAGCGAAAGCAATAATTAACGAAAACCCAAAGGCATATGCTTTGTAATCTTCTAATGTTCTAGGTCTTTTCATAATTGCTGTGGTTAGTATTTGTTTTTGTTATTACAAATATATAACTATTTAGCTTATAAACAAAATATTTTAAAACTATTTTATAGCGTACTTCCCAAAGTTAGGTCTAGACAGTAAAGAATAAGTTGCATATCTACAAGGGTCTATTATATGGTTGTGTTTATCTTCAGGAGTATTTATGAGCTTACCAGTTCTGTCTTCCTGCCATTTGTAATTTCTAAACTCTGATATAGCATTTTCTGAAGATGACAGTATATGAATCTTGTATCTCTTTAATAAATCAATTCCTGCATTTACTGAATCTTTTCCTTTTAAGCTGGGTTGTATTGTGTGTCCCATTCTCCTCAACTCATCAATCAATCTTGGTTCAGCACTATCAGCGTATATAGGTTTTCTTTCTAATTGCTCTTTCTTTAAAAAATTATTTATGTCTGCTGTTGTCATTTGAGTTCTGTACAAATGTTCTTTCACATATAGGTCGTGTTCTTTTATGTATATTGAAACTAAGGTTGATGGGTCATTAGTGTACCCGAAGTCCATACCATACGCCACAAGGTTTGCGGTAGGTGGTATAGAACTACATTCTTCATATCTAAATATTGTGCTTCTACTTGCTGACCTTTCCCCCAGTCCATATATTTGCCAATATTGTTCGTCTGTATATTTAAGTCTTTCAATTTCAGACCTTATTGAATCTTCTAAAAAAGGATTGTCTAGGTAGGTTGTTTTAAAGAATGCACAATCATCTCTAGTAATTACCTTGTCATATATCCAATGGTATTCGTCTGATGGATTAAAGTCAATAATAATCTTTTCCTGTGTTCTAAATATAAGTTGTTGCCAGTCCTCCCAAAACAATTCATTACCCTCATTTATAAAAAGCAAATCTCTTTTTCTTCCTCTAATCTTTTGTGACTGGTCAAGTGATGTGAACTCTATTAAATTTCCAAATAGGTTGTATTCAGAATTTGACTTGTTATGGTACTCTTCTCTATAAAGGTCATTCTCTCTAAGGATTGTAAGAAAGTCTCTTAGAACAGTTGAACGAAGACTAGGGAATGTCTTTCTGCATATTGTTATAATCTTTCCCTGTTGACTAGTGCAATACTTAAATATTATGTATAAGAGTATATTGTAAGTCTTACCTGAACGAGTACCTCCTTGCTCAACAATAATCTTCTTATCACTATTGACTAAATGCTTGTAGACTATATTAGTCTGAATCTTCGGTTTTGTCAATTATTTCTATTTGAAAATTAGTAGGCATACCTTCTGCTCCTGTTATTTCTTGCCTTTCAATATACCCTCTTTTTTTACCTTTTGTCTTTAAATAAAATATTGTAGCTGCTGTTGAATTATCTGATATCTGTTTGTGTAATTGACTCTCCGCAAAGTCTAAAGCTATATTATCTATATCTTTCACTTGTTCAGCAAAATATTCATCCTCTTTAAGCCACTTATAAAATGTGCTTCTAGGTACATCTGCTTTCTTACAAGCAACAGTTACAACACCTAAACTTTGTTCCAAAGCTTGTAACATCGATTCTTTTTTTATGTGTCTACTTTTGTTCATAATTTCTTAAATGCTTTTAACGGATAAAAAATTAAACTATTACGATATCCGCCTTCGTGAATGGGTGTGATTGGCGTTACAGCGTGAACATTCTTCCAAGCTGGATAAACAAGTATAGAATTATCTTGCTGCCCAAATGTCGCTCCATAGTCAGGAACGTACAAATCACCTCCTTTAGAATTTTTCTTCTTACATATTATGACATTTACCGAACCTTGTATGTTACCATTATCTTTATGAAATGGAGCAGATATATTGTAATTAGATATTGAGCTAGTAAAAAGGTTTCCAAATCTCCACTTGCTATCTATTTCTTGTAATAGCTTTAACTGTTTGTCATATTGTTTAGGTAGCAGTTCTTGAATTAACTTCTCACTTTCTTTGGCTAACAACAACATTGCTTTAATAAAATTTTGAGCAGTTTTTACTGAATGAACTGATGAGCGTGAAGGATAAGGTCTAAGCATATGAGGTCTCGGAGGTGTTGAACCTAGTATTGTTGATAATTGAGACACACCAAATTGAGCTGCCTCTTTGTATGACATCCCCTCTTTTACCTTTGAAACAGTATCTGACCTGTTCATCTTTTGTTTCGGAACATTTTTTGTTCTAAACTCAGCGTTTGCAAGGTTAGCCAGTTTACACATCTTGTCAGGCATCTTATTTAAATAGAAACCAATTGCTTGACCATCAGAGTATAGTATACAGTTTTCTGTTAAATTAGGTTCTATATACTCACAGACTTTGCCAATTTTTCGGCTGTGCTCTACTTTAATTAAATCTATTATTTTCATCTTGCTATATGTATATGACTACCTTTAGGTTCATTTGGCTTGTCTTTTATTTTAACATTTTTTGGAAATAGATTTTTCATTAAAGAAACATCTTTTAGTTTATCATTTATCCTATCTTTTAAACTTCCAAGCCCACCTTTCTCATATCTTTTAAAATATAAAAAAGTGTAATTTAAAACGAGGTTGCCTCCATATTTATTTAAGTGATAAGCTGTAGCATAATAATCGGGAATGGTATTTATTTTCTCGTGAAAAGTAAAGTTTGTTTTTTTAATCGCAAAACATCTCCCATCAACTAATCCAAATTTTGAATATTTTTTCTTTGCATAAAAAGGGTTTCCAGTACAATTTAATCCAACAAGTTTAACACCCATCTTATCGCATTTTTGTAATATATTTATAAGCTCATTTAAAGAATAATTTATATCACATTCAACAAATTTATTATCTTTTAACTTTTTAGCTCCTATTAAATCATCACTCATAAAAATGCCCCATTCATCTTGTTCTAATAGAGATAGTCCATAATTGAAGTTGTTTTGTATTCCTTTCGGTTGTTTGGATTCAATAAGTTTACCCTTACTTCCTATACAAGTAAATTTATCTTTATTGTTGTGACACAAAACAATATGTTCTTTTGATATTAGTTTTGAAGTCGTAGCGTTTTTAAACCTATCATAATACATTAAAAATATTTTCATACTTTATTCTTTTCGTTTTTTAGGTGTTCTATAATCATAGACCCAATGTAAGCACCACTATCTCTCCAAAACTTAACTAACTCTTGAGCCTCTTCATAATCTTCTGCTTCAAACTCTATCTGTATAGCTTTCTTTACCCCATCGGTCATATCGTTTAACTCGGTTGACAAATCTTCGTCATCCAATATAGAGTAATCCACCTCTTGTTCGGGCTGCCAAACATCTAAACCCCATTCTTTTAACTCTTCAGGCTTCCAAGTGTTTGCAAGTATATCCCAATCCCATTCTCCAAAGCCAACATTATCTTTAATAACAAACTGCTCCATTTGTTTTTCAGTAAGATTATCAGCTTTTATAATCCAAACATCTTTAAGCCCAAGCTCCTTACAAGCGTTGTATCGCATATTACCACCAAGTATTCCATATTCGTTATTTACAACAATAGGTCTAAGTTTTAACATCTCAGGAAATTCTTCAATGCTGTTTACCAGCTTCCTAAATTTGTCTTCTTTTATGGTTCGTGGGTTAACAGGATTGCTGAATATTTTGTTGATACTAATTTTCTCAATCATAACTATATAACGTAATTAATTAAACAATTTCTTTGTCATTGTATTTCCATTCAAAACTCTTGACTATGTTTCTGACAAATCCTAATGCCTCCTCTTCTCTGTATTTAGGTATTCTGCTCACTAACTTAACCAATGGAAGGTCTAATTGTGATTGTAGCTTTTCGCATTTATCTTCTAGGTATTGTACTTTGTTTATCTCATCAATGTGAATATCCTCTTTGAATGTAAAATAATTCTCTAGTCTAGCTAAGTTTTTGTTGTATTTTTTATTAGATGGATAGGTGTTTACAGAATTAATGACTGTGGCGTGTGTGATGTGTTTACCATTCTCCTGAAAGAAGTAAGCAATACTTGTCCATCTCATTTTCAGTTTTGACCTAAGTAAGTGGCATAGCAAAGACCTTACCTCTATGACGTTTCTTCTTCTTGTGTTTTCAAATACGTTTAACCCAGTAAGTTCTTCAATTTTCTTAGCTAACTCTATCGGCTTTATAATTGTGTTCATTGTGTTCTTAATTTTAGTAGGTGATAACATTCTGTGTATTTCTGTCTTGCCTTGCCTTTGTATTCTTGTATGAATAGCTCATAAAGTTTTCTTGTGTATTGGTACTTTGTCTTGCACCCATCATAATACTTCTTTGCAAATGCTTTTCCTTTTCCTTTCATATATTGAACATTGTCTGCACTATCGCCAGTTATCATCTGTTCATAGAAGTTGTACATAGCTTGCTCTTCTGTTATGTCAAGAACTTCCCTGTGTTTGTAATGATAGTTAAAAATCAAAGCTGGGAATTGTCTGTAGTCTTTGTCTATTGATACAATCATTACGTTCTCTCTGCCTATGTCCTGAGAAATCTCATACCAGTATCTAGCTACTATATCATCTGTCTCTATTCCGAACGCTTGTATTCCGTTATAGTTGTCAAATACATATTGGTGCATATCATTTAACAAAGGAGGTATGTTAATCTTCTTTCTGTTGGCTTTGTATTTAGATGTAATTATCTTCCTGAAGTTACCCTTGCTTCCATTAAAGACTATAACCTTTTCAATATCGTAATGCTCTTCTAGGTCATTTACAATCTTCATAAACTGCTCATCAAACTTATGCTGACATTTGTCTATTGTGTCGTAAAATGGGGATTCAATGTTTTCGCCTTTTGTTGTCAAACAACTCGCAAAAATTAATGAGTCTGCATCTACCAGCAAAATCATTTTTTACGTTCGTTATAATCCACCATCCAAACGAATACAATAAGAGACATTCCTACTCCGAATAAAACCCCTTCAAAGTAATCCATCTAATGAATCTTTAATTCTACCTAATGTGTCATCTTGATTCTTCTTTTGTTCTTTACAAACTTGAGAAATAAGAAAAGGTAAATCGTTATAAATAGTATCTATATTAATCACTAGACTTCTATCTTCACCATAACCGATATAAAGCTCACCATCTGCACAATGCAAAGTATGAGTGTCATACACATAAGTATGTTTTAATGCTTTGTCTAGCTTTTCTTCTAGCTCGTCAATTCTATCTTGCTTATTCATTTTATTGTTTGTTGTTTAAAATTAATAAAAAAAGGGGAGATATTATTCTCCCCTATTATTTAAAGATTATCAGGAATAAATTGGGCAACCCAATAAGAATTAGATTCTTTACCTTCACAGGGAGCTAGTCCCCAAGACTCATTTGGATATATTTTTTTTGCAATTTCTTCTGCTTCTTTTTCAGAAGTCCAAAATAATTGATTTCCTTCTTTATCTTCTAAAGGATACCATATAATTTCAGGTATTTGTTTATACATTCCAATATATGGAAAAAATTTAATCCAGACTTTTTGTTGTTTGTTGTTCATTTTGGTTAGATTTAAATAATACCTTCATTGATATTATTCTTCAAATATAAACAAAAAATTTTAAAACTAAGGATTTAATTTATTGACGTTGATAATTGTTGCTTGATTCTCTTCTAACAAGTAAACATCTTTGAGAAGTCTTTTCTTTGTCCACATAGTAGTATCAGGGCAATACATCTGAACTGTTTTTGAAAGCTCTAAAGTATTAAGCCAATACATAAAATTTCCTTTGGGGTCATTTACAAAGTAAAACTTGAGTATGTTTTTATCAAGATTCATCAAAGATTCGTACTTGTCTTTCTCAAGCATCTTATCTTCATAATACTTTGTGCGGAACTTCATCTCTATGACACAATCTTTTCCTTTAGGTGTTTTACCCTTAGCATCATAAGGCAAGTATCCCTTACCAGTCCATTCTAAATTCCAACCATCTAGATTTAAAGTAGCAACAACTGCCTGTTCTAATTTATTAATCTCTTGCAACCCCATTTTTCCAAATGGTATTAAGGTCTGTAATCCAGCTCTTTATTTTTTTGGGTGAACAAGTGCAGGGTTTAAAATAATTGTGCTTTTTATAGAGTGCGTGGAGCTGACAAACCATTTCAAACTCCCTTGATGTGAGCGTGACTCGTTTTGACTTGCGAAATATTCCCCATTTTTTATAATCTTCTTCATCGAATTGTATCATTTTCTTGATATTTTTAATCGGTTTAATTTTTTTCTTCTGTCATCACATTTGCATTTTGTCCCTTGATATTCGTGATATTTATCTACAAGGTATTTTATGCCTGTGTATTTAGTTATGTAATATATTAAATCTCCTAGTTTCATAATTATTTTTTTTTGTTTGTAATCAACACACCATTCCTTTTATATCTTCTTTCTGTTTGTTCTTCAAGCATTCTTTCTCTTTGTATTTTACAAATAGCTTTTTGTTTTTTGGTTTTTTTGTTTTTCTTTATTGGAACAAATTGTCTCATAGTAATTTCTTTAGCTTCTCTTTTACTTTTGTGTATGTATTGTATAAAGAGTAATATCTGATTCCTGTCTTCCTTGATAAGGAGGCAATGGTTTCTCCTTCGTTGATTATCTCAAATACTTTCTTATCATACCAATACAACTTCTCTAATCCCTTCTTAACATCTTCGTATGCCGATTCATAATGAGCATCAGTAGAAATGAAATCAGCATCATCTATCTCATAATAAATAATATTCTTCTCTTTTCTTTTTAAGTCAATGAATAAAGTTCTGAGAGTCTTAAATACATAGTAGTAATTTACCTCATCCTCATAGCTTATGTCTAAGCCCTTTTCTAGTTTGACTTGAATCTTTATATACATTTCAGAAACTAAGTCCTCAGCAGTAACCTTATTGCATCCAAACGATGAAACAATATCTACCCAAGTCTTATGTTTTTTGAATAGTTTGTTAATCGTTTCTTCTATCATTATTCTAGTGGGTCATATAAATCATCTACAATATAAGGATAACCAATCTCATTTACACTAAAGCTAAAAGTATCAAAAGCAAAATTCCTGCTTCTCTTGCATTTTACTGTTACCCATTCCTTGTTTACTGTGTTAGCTTCTAACTGGATTTGTGTTTCTGTCTTTTTCTCTAACAGACTACCTAAATGTCCTGTGGGTTTGTCAGTTCCAAAATTAGAATGTATCACTATAGCTATGTGCAGATTGAAATTAGCAGACCATTCCATTATCTTCTGAACTAATAAATTACATTCTTGAAGATTGTTGACATCTGAAACCATATCTGCAACACCATCAATAATCAAAAGCCCTATGTCTTCATATTTTTTCTCTAAACAATAATCAATAAATTGTATTCTTTCTTTATACCCAATGGTCCTTAGTGAAAATGGATGATAGTCTTTATTGTCTTTTAATCCTGACATCTCTAAAGTTCGTTTGAATACTCTTTGACAATGCCATTTGCCTTGTTCTGTATCTATGTGTAAAACTCCTTTGCCTTTTCTATATCCTTTAATGTCTCCTGCAAAGTGATTTGTTCCACCTAAGTATGCAGATACCAGTAATGATATAAAGAATGTCTTCTTGGTCTTTGGGGGAGCTTGGATAAAACTGAAATTACCATAAGTCCCAATTGGTATTGGTAACAACTCGTCACCCAGTTTAGACTTAATTAACATCTCACCAAATGATATAGCGACTGGTGGATATCCTATTGTTTCTTTTGTGTCTATATAGCAATCTTCTTCTATAGATTGCATTAATACATATTCGGTTTGTTCTTGGTCAGTCAGTCTTAATTGCATTGTCTTTGTTTAGCCAGTAAATATAAAAAAAAAAGAGGGCTATAAAGCCCCCTTATTAAAATGGTAAATCTTCTTCTACCGATGCAGGAATCTTTGCATCTTCTTCCTTTTCTGCTAAGGTAACTGTGCCATCTGTCCAAACAACCTTACCATTACCTAGATAATTCTTTGGCTTCTTAGCATCTCTTTCCTCTTTGGTTTGGGAATCCATAAGAGCTACGTTGTTACCGAATCTTGTTTCATCCCCTAGAGAGATAGTAAGATTATAGTAAACAGCTCCATCCTTGCCTTTGACAAATTTCTCCTTTGGGAGCTTGTCAACTCTGATACTTGCGTTTATTAATGTACTCATTTGATTTGATTTAAAAGTGAGGCTTCCACCTCGTTGGTTAGTGAATAAGATTCTTTTAGCTCTTCTAAAGTATGACCTTCTTCAAGATATGCAATGGCTTTAGACATCTTTGCTTCTGTTAAAGGTACTTTTATTTTTGCATATGAAGTAGTTGTCTTGTCGTGTTTGTTTGTAGCATCTGAATCCTGTGTATCATCTATAAGAAATAAATTACCGAGTGCATACTTCTTACCATAACTGGAGGCAGCTCCATATTTCTGAGGCATCTGCATACCTTTTTGACCAATTTCAACACCAACTAAAGCTGTTGCTTTTAACTTCATTAATCCATCTGTAATGATTGCAGTTGATTCAATAATGTTTGTGTCTACTAATCTTTCTTTGAGCCTTACAGAGACACCATAAGTTACTAGAAAAGGTTTAATGGCTTCCAGTATATCTTCTGCTCTGCGAAAATAATATTTACCGAAAGAATTGTATTGTGATTTTTTAACTTTTAATTCTGTTTGAATTATAGCTAGTTTTTCATTTAGTTTCTGTTCCATTTTATTTGTTGTTTAAATTATTAAAATCATTACAAGCCTTTAGTCTTTGTTCTAATTCAAAGTTTTCACATTTTAAATTAAGATTATTCTCTTGTAATGTTTTGTTTTCCTTTCGTAATGCAATTACTGAAAAGTGATTGAAGAGATTGTTATCTTCAACTGCTGTCATAAATTCCTGTGCCTTTGTCATTTGTTTGTTGTTTAAAATTAATAAAAAAAAAGGGAAAGGTGTTACCCTCTCCCTATATTATTTTGCTATAAGTTTTGCGATGAAAGTAAAAAAGTGCATAATGTCTCCGTTATGGAAATCAATTTTAATTAAATGAGATTTAGCTTTTCCTTGTGTTGAATCATCACATTCAGATAAAAAATCTACAACAGCTTGCAAAGGAATAAAGTTAGTTCCCCATTCTTGTCCTTCTACTTCTATAGTTGTTTCTAAATCTAGACCTTTCTCGTTTAATAATGTGTTTAGGTAATTTCTCATTGTTTCTGTTGTTTTGGTTAGTTTGATTACTCAAATATAAACAAAAAATTTTATAAACCAAACATTAAGCAAAAAAAAAGAGGATAAAAATTAATTTACCCCCTTTTCTAACAAAGACAAAACAGAATACCCAAATGTAAGGCTAATCTAATTGACTACAAAGTTCTTGATAATGTTTTATCATATCCTCTAATTCAAACGTAGGTATCTTGACAATCTCTCTAGCTTTTACTTCTAGCCTTTGGGATGTTCCTTTTCCAAATTTATTATCAAGGTTTACTGAAAACTTAAATTGTTCTCCAAATCTAAAAACATTACACCCAGCACATTGAACTTGACAATTGGTTTCATCCCATCTAGTTGAATAAAACCTTCTTGATTGAAAATGTCCACATTGTAATCGTTTCCAGTCATCTTTTTTACCACAAGTAAAACATTCAGCAATATTTTCTTTTACATCTCTTCTTCTGATGTATTGGCTAAAAATAGAATCTAATTTTTTTACAATCTTTCCTCTGCTCAGTTTTTTTCTTTTCACTTGTCTTGATGTAATAAGAAGTTTTTGCCTAAAGCTTCATCTATTTTTTGTATTGCTCTATAGATGTTTTTACTTCTTTTTTTTACTTCTAGCTTTTCAGCCTTTGTACTATTCTTTCCTAGATTACAATATTGAATTGCATCCATTTCTAGTAACTTATCTATTTTGTATTTTTTACTCTTACAAATACAAGCTACTGTTTTATTTATTATTTGCTCATCGTATTTCATTAGTCTAAGGTATTGTTTTAGAATTAAAAGAAAGAAAAAGAAAAAAGGGAAAAAGAAAAAGAAAGAAAAAGCCCCCTGAAGAAAAACAAATTTCAATACTTATCTGAACCAAGCAATGGTGTTTTGCAAGTTTAGCAGGTTATACAGGTCTGCGACTGTTGGAACAAACTTAACTTATTTTTTCTGAATAACTATCTTCTCTGCAATCTTTTCTGCTGAACGACCTACAACATATCCACCAATTCCTAATTCTAAGAGAGTCCAAAACTCGTGTTCTAGCTCGGCATTTGGTAAACTAAAAGCTGGTGCAAAAAACTTTGTATACATAACAATAAAACCAAATCCTAACATTAGAATAGGTCTCCAACTCCTTTGTAAGAAGTTTCCTTTTGATTCTGCTAGTATGATACTGGTTTGCATCTTCTGAAGTTCTAGCTCCTTTTCTTTAAGGACTGTAAAGACCTTATTTTTTGCAGCAATCCTTTCCTCTTCATTTGTGAAAAGACCATCTAAGACACCACCTATGTCCTTTATAACACTACCTGATAAAAAGTCTAATATCTTTTTCATCTTGACTGGAATAATCTGCGGTCTAACTTATCAATTGATTCCTTTATCTCAGATATGTCCTCTTTTGTGGAAATTATAGCCTTGTCCATCATCTTTGTTTGTAAGTCAAATTCAGTTCTACTGACTTCACTTTTTGGCTGCTCCATAGCTACAGAGATATCTGCTTGAAGTGTCATATACATTGACACCATCGTAGCTATTGTCACCCCTACAGCTATTAAGCTTTTAATGGAAAGACCTAATACTGTATCTTCTCCAAACGCATCTAATCTATCTATTGGTGACCTGTTTTTGCTCATTTTTTATCTATTGTTTTTAATTTATTAATTGCCCAATTTATTCCTGAAGTACCTCCCCATCCTAACCAAGCTACACGACCTCTGTCTTTCCAAGGAGTAGCTTTGTTTTCTGCACTTACTTCAGCATTTTTCTTATGCCTCATAAACGATGCCATTCTTGCGATGGTATCCCTTGAGATATTTTCTCCTTTAGCTAGTTGATTAGCTCTTGTCCAACCAACCCTAGTCATTCCTTTGACTTCATCACCATACTTATCTCGCCATTTTAAGACCTTCTTAGCGTTGTTCTTTACGCTTTCAGGGTAATCGTTATAAGAATCGTTTAAACTCATCCTACCATTCTTAAATGAGCTGTAGCATATAGCAATAGCCTGTTCCTTTCCATACTCTCTGCTAAGTATAGGAACACACCTCAACATAAACTGAGATTGTTCTTCTCCTGATTTTGGTTTAGGTATCGGCATCTTGTTTTATTTATGAACCACAAGCCTCGCAGTCGGGGTTATCTATTGAGCAATTTTCTGTTTTGACTTCTTCCAATTCAGCTAACCAGCTTTGAAAGTTTGAAGGCTTTTTTTCGGTCATTTTATTTTATAGTATGTATTATGATTAGAATTACGTTTTACTTTTAAGACTTCATTTCGATTATCTTTCTCCCCTATATAACTGATATGAATCCATTTAGGATTTTTATCAGAACCAAATTCCCAAATTAATTGGTCAAATGTTAAATTCTCCATAATAAAGTCAAATAGTTCTTTATTACTTTTTTCTCCTAGACTGTTTAGGTCAATTGCTGCACCAATCATATGACTGCTACGACTACTTCCCCTAATCGCCTTATTAAGCTCAGGAGACCTATAGAAGCTGTTAACTCCTATAGGATGTCCTGCATACTCTCTAAGCGGTTCAAACACCTTCTCAGCTACTAACATCATATTCTCAAGATGTTCGTCTGTTGGAGTGTTATCTATTTTAAGTTTCTTAGCAGTTGCTGAATTAGTAGCCTCTTTGTAAGAAATATGCTTACTTATCTTCTTTTTCATCTTCTTCAGGTATTACTTCGTAACTCCCATCATTGAGGTTTACGTTGATTTTTCCGTACTTCTCTTCAAGCTCATCCTTTGACTTTTTCTGCTGGTTCATAATATCAGCATACATATATTGCAAAGAACTCATTTGAGTAGATAATAAACCTAAGTCGTGAAGGATTGCGCCCTTCTTTTGTTCTTGGTCTTGAAGTGTTTCTAATTCGCTTTTTTCGATATTCATAATTATAATTTAATAGTGTTAGATACAAATATATCTATTTGCTTTCTAATACCTTAATTCGTGCTTGTAATTCTTGAATTGCACCTACTAACAAAGGAACAAGTTTAGACTGGTCAATACCTTGATAATCCTCTACGCTTCTTGTTGCCATTACTGCTTCAGTAACTAATTCATCACCATCATAAACCGCAGGAGTCTTTTCATATTCCTCGTCTCTCATACCATCCTTTGTGCCTGTAATAGCTTCAGGTACTACTGACTGAACTTCGTGTGCTAAGAATCCATCTACTGTTGTGTCTGAATCTGCAATGAAGTTGAATCTGCTAGGCTTTAACTGAGCAACTCTGTCTAATGCTCCTGTCATCTCTACTACGTTTTCTTTTAGTCTGTAGTCTGAAGATGTGTTATAAGCAGTTGCAGAGCCTGATACACTTATCGAACCAACCTGAGTACCATCATTTCTAATTAATGCAATATTACCATCGCTTCCAGTTCTGTTTAATATTAAAGCTACATTGCTTGCTCTTGAAGCTGATATTATTCCAGCTTGTGAAAGCCTTATTCCATTTGTATTGTCATCATCTACTGTTTTTCCAACTAAAAGATTTCCTCCGCTAGTAATGCGCATTCTTTCTGTGCCTGAAGAACTATAAAATCCTAAAGTGCTTAAAGCAGATGTTCCAATAAATCCACCAACAGTTCCTGATTTTGATAACCTTAAAGTGTATTCATTTGAAGCATCAAAATAACTTCTACCTCCAACTACGTCAAGTTTAGCGTTTGCATCAGGAGTCGAAGTGCCTATTCCTATTGAACCTGTAGTAATTAAAGAAACGTCATTACTCATTGCTCCAATTGACATTGTTGCTGTGCCTGATGCAAATGAAGAGCCATTAACATTATTAATGCCTACTGCATCTCTAAAAGTATAAACTGAAGATGTAACAATAACACTATCAGTTGAAACTCTAAAAGCTCCACCAGTTAATCTTGTTTCACCATCAACGTGTAGTTTAGAAGCTGGAGCAGAAGTCCCAATTCCACAGTTGCCTCCACCATCTACTAATAATAATGTAGAATCAGCATTATCTGCAACTAAGAAAGAATCATCATTTGATGAATTACCAGCTTTGATTTTAACACCATCGCCTGTCCCACCATCGACTTCCAAAGGAAAAGAAGGTGTCGAAGTCCCAATTCCTACTTGTCCTAAAGAATCTATGTTTAATGGCGTAGCTCCACCTCCATAACCACCTAAACCTAAATAAGAACTACCATCAGCTAAAATATGATAATAGTCTCCCCCTGCAAAGTCTCCATTTACTCCATCTAAAAATATTGCAGCACCATTACTATATTCTTGTAATGTTATAGAACTTGAGCCATCTGTAACTTCAAACTTAGCTACAGGAGCAGAAGTCCCAATTCCTACGTTTAGACCTTCTTGAACCCACATTGCATCGCCTATATTCAACCTTGAAACTGCACCACCATCATTATAAACTCTAATAGTACCAAGTGGAGTAGCATCTTCAAATGCAAGTTTAGCACCTGCTTTAGCTGCAAATTCTTTAGTACTTCCTGAAATTAATACATCTCCTGCAAAAGTTGCGGTAGTACTATTGATTTGTAATTGTGTAGTTCCACTTGTTCTAAACAATAAATCATCTAACGAATTAATAATTATATTTTCATTAGCAGAGCTTTGTATTAATAAATTATCAGATGCATCATCTCCTATAAAATGGCTATCTCCAAATGTAATATTTCCTGCAAAAGTTGCGGATTTGTCATCTTTTAAGACAAAAACGTCAGCGTTATTTCCATCATTAACTTGAAAAGCTGCAGTAGACGAAGTAGTTCCTTGACCTTTTACCAATAATGTTCTAGTTGTCGCTGGTGTTACATTAATTCCTACATTTCCTGAGCTATTAATACGCATCCTTTCAGTATTATTTGTGCCAAATAGAATACCTAAATTATCATTATGCCAAACTGCTAAATCACCTCCTGATGATAAACCAAAGTCTCCACCAGTAGAAATGCTTGCTGCTCCATTTGTTACTCTTAATGAAGTTGCTGCGGCAGCACTATTATTTATTTGAAGTTGTCTTGTCGGAGCAGAAGTCCCAATTCCCCAATTTTCAGTACCAATAACACCTACCGCAGTATTATCTTTTCTTATCTCTATAACACTACCTTCTGATGTTCTTCTGTTAAAATAAGCGACATTATTACCATTTCTTGTGGCAGCAAATAAACCTGATTGTTCAGCTTGAACACCATCTTGAGATACTAAGTTAGATGTTTTTCCAACTAAAACATTCCCTGAGCTATCAATGCGCATTTTTTCTGAACCATTGTTCCAAAATCTTAGATTAGCATTTCCATTATTTACTATGAGAGCATCGTTGCCTGTAGAATAAAAATCAGCAGATGAAGTGTTTCCATTAGAACGAATTATTCCTTGAACATTAAGAGGTGTAGCTGGATTAGTTAAGCCAATTCCAACATCTCCAGCAGCAGTTATACGCATTCTTTCAGTGTTGTTAGTAGAAATTTTTAAATCTTTAACTCCATTAGAATTAATACCATTAGTGCCATTAGAGGATTGTAAAAATAATGCGCCTGATGTAGTTGCATCTTCTCTGTTAATTTTTATAAAAGCATTTGCCCCTGTATTTGTTACACTAATCCCTTGACTTGTGGTTTCAAACTTTAAAGAATTATCATAATAAGCCTTGACTCCAGCATCTGCAATAAGCCTAA